GCCTGGTTGGCATTACAATGCCCTTCCATGAACTCGTCCAATGGCATGGCATCAAAGATGTGATATACCGTGTCGGACGTCTCAACATTGCTCTTACGATGTGCTTGACGCATGAGCTTTTGGAAACTTTCTCCTACCACTTCACCATCCAGGATGAAGCTGCCTTTCAGCGAAGAGTTTGCTATTAGTGCTGATCTCGATTCCAACACAGCATTGGCAATCTGTGGAAAGTTTGCAAACTGCTTGCCGTTGCGGCTGTACAGGGTACAACCACCTGCGGTAACCACAGCAATCACACGCACACCATCCAGCTTGACTTCCAAGCGTTTGATGCCTTTCATCTTGGCCGGACGATCTGTAGAGTCTTGTGCCAGCTGGCATGAGAACACAGGAATACGATATTGTGTTTTGCCCAGCACCTTATTCAGTGTTTTTTCGCTAATACCGCAGCGCAGATCTTTACGGATCACTGGCGCACAGATTGTGTTCCATTCTTCACTATCAAATTCTTCACTCACACGAGTCATGAAGTCACGAGCTGCATGGCCTGTGCTGGAACGGGTGCGCAGGCTTTCCAGCAAGCCCCAAAACATTGGCCAGGGATTATCACGCCCTGTAAGTCCTTGTGTCTCTGGAACTTGTTTTACATGGAAGGTATAGAAAGGATTGTAGGCTTGGTAGCAGTTGAACAAAAAAGACTGTGCGTCGGCACTGCCCAATTTTGCAGCCATCAAGGCTTTTTCAATCACTTTTTCTTTGTGAATGCGACTGTCTGAACTGTTGAGATCTGTTATCCAACCTGAGGACATATTGCCTTTGAAACGGTCATCGTCAATGGAGTATGGTGCAAGTGGCTCATAAGTCATTATTTACTCTGCTTTCTGTTTGGTTAATGCACACACGAATAGAAATTTTTCGTAGGCATCACGCACTGCTGGATTAGAGTATAACACATCTGCTTCTTGTTGTAAAGCATTAATTCCTGCTTGTGCAATATCGTAGGCGCTGGATCCTTGCAGTGTACAGATATCGTTGCCAAACTCCTTGGCCAGTTTCTTCCAAGCTCGTTGTTGAGCAGGCGTGATAGGGGTTTGAGGTGGTTTCAATTCACTGGCCATACGCATGGCTTTGGTCATGGCATCTTCGGCCACACGACTGGCAGCAATCAACCCAGCATAGTCAGGATCAACATTGTAACGGGTGCTGCGTCCACCTGGATGTGTTATCACAAGATGAGCACCTTTGGGAAAAGATTCTTGAAGAAGGCTATCGTACTCACGCACAGGGGTATACTTGCGGCCTACCTTTTCGTAAAAAACTGTTTTTACCATGAGCTGTTGTAGAATACTTTTAGGCCAGTGAATATTTCAGCTTTGGCTTCACGCACAAATTTCAAATCGTGTTCGCGATAGTAATCGTCGCTGTTGTTACCAAAGAAGAACCCAGTGGTACCGGGCAACTGTTTGTGCGTGACTGCACGTTCGAGTTCTTCAAGATCTTCCCAGGTGAGTTCTAGTTCAGTACCATTGAACTGATCTTCAGGATGGCCGTTTGGACAGCCTTTGTGTTCCCACAGTCGATGCATCCATCCATGCAGATTAGGATGCTTGCGCCAGTATGCAATCTCACGCTGTACCAATTTGCCTTGCGTGGCACTGTCGTTGGCTTGTGTGGCTGCATACGCATACATATCTAGACCCATGTGTTTCTCCTTATATTGCTCGAGCTTGTAATTTAACCCAGACAAATTCTTTCATATATTCTTCGTTGGTGGTTACATATCCATAACCATCAACCTTGCGATTCTTGATAATCTTTACACCACCACGTGGTCCTTCTCGCCAAACTTTGCTACTACTCTGAATAAGTGTGCGAACGTCAGGTATGCAGCCAACGAAGACGTACTGGTGGTTGTGCTCAGATCTATATGCATACACACCTGCCTTGATTCCTGCAGCAGGATTTTCTCTATCTACTCGGCAGTAAAATGTAAACTTGGCCATGTTAGGTTTGTACTAGGGCAGGCATTACGCCATCTTTGAGTGTGCGCAGTAGAATACGATTGCGTTCATCTTGTTCTTTGCGTTCACGCTTGGTATCCATATCCTTAGCAATCACCATGCGATCATAATCGCGGGCCCATTCAACACCCTGCATCCAGTTTTCGGCACCTTCCAATGTGCCCGAAAAAAATTGTGCATCACGGGTATAGATAGGTAGAGTATTATCATCCTTAGGGATCAATGCTACATTGGCACCAAACTCGTTATCATACTTGTATGCAGCAAACTTCATTCCAAGTTTATCTGCTTGTGTTTCTAGTCTGCGAATCAGACGAATTGTATTCCATCCTGACATAGCAATCCTTGTGTTAAGGCGGGCAGGTAACCTGCCCTGCGGACGTTGATTATTTGGTACCAAACACAGCCATCATCAGGCTGTCAACTTCAGCTTCGGTTACCGTCACTTCGGCTGCTGCGGCACGAGCCCGAGCTGCTTTGGCACGGATGGAATCCATAGTAGGACGGGCCTTGACTGTGACAGTTTTGGAAACTTTTTGTTTTGCAGCCTTTGCAGCCTTTGCTGGGCGAGTCTTCACTGCCACTTCTGCTTGCAGTGCTTCGCGCACAGCATCAGTGTCAGCAAATCCTGCCAGCCCCAACAGATAAGCCACAGCACCTGCCTTGTCCATGGTGGACGGCAGCGGAACAATGTTCACATCAGTGTCGCCCAGCTTGGCCAGTTGTTTAGCGCGAGCCTCAGAGTTGGCAAAACGAACTTTGAGAACACCTTTGAGAACAGAAGTACCAGCGAAAGTGTAAGACATAAAAACTCCAAAGTTAAATTAAAAATGTATTATAACCGAAAACTCAATATCAGTCAACCAGCTCGCGTCCCAGGCTTACGCTTTCGGAGTAGTAGCCGTTAGACTCGCCCAACCAACGAACATCCACATAGCCCTTGCGGGTAGCGAACTTGTAGAAGGTAGAGGTGTAGGATTCGTAGTGCTCTACATCTGGCTCAGTAGCACCTGAAACTTCCTCAGCGATCAACAAGGGTTCGCCTATCAAGGCCTCGAGATCACCAACAATGTCGTTGATGTCCACAGACTCGCAACAATCCTGTGAGTGGAAGAACACAAAGCGTTCGGTTGCGTTCTCAAACACCATCTCATTAGATCCTACCCCGCCCCGGATGCTAGTGAAAACTTTGCCAACCATGCTTTCGATCTTTGCTGATGCTTGCCAATCATCGTATGCCATTGTATGCTCCTTTGTGTTCATGTATATATTATAGTAGTTTGGGAAATACCAGTCAACCAATACTTAGTCTACCCGGCTTCCTGCATAGGCCTTCTCGATACCAAATTTGCGTAGCACATCAGCGTAGGCGCGGGCACCTTCTTCCTTGGCGGTGATGCATTGGGTCCAACTGCCTGATGGGTTCCATAGTTGAAGGCCACCACCATATGCTGGCTTAAAGCCCACAGCCTTCAGCGCACGGCCCAACTTGGTGGATCCTTTTTCGTAGACCGTGACCCAAGCAAATCCGCAAGCATCGCGATCACCGTGTTTGGCCAGGAAGTCTTCAGTAGTTTTACGGGCTGCGGCTGTTGCGGTGTTATGGATGCTTTCAATGTTGTCTAGTGCGATCATAGTGTGTTCCTTGTTGCGATGTATGTATTATAACCGAAAACTCAATTCCGGTCAACCTCTAGGCCTGTTTAACAGTTGTCGTAGGTTTCTGGCCCAGCATAGTAGCGACCCTGCTTGAGGTCATCCACATCCTGCTCCAGACGCAGCACATCCTCGTGGCTGTTCTGGTACATGAAGAGCAGCCATTCAACACGCTCCACCAGCGAGCCCTCACGCCAGTCCTTTGAGTCTGCGTACAGTTCAGTAGGCAGTAGTGCTCGGATTCGTTCTAGTTCGTTCATTCTTCAACTCCGAAATGTTCTTCCAACTGTTCTGCCGCAAAGTGATCGTCCAATTTGTCTTTCAAAAAGTCAGCACATTCCCTCACAATCAACTGGGCAAACTTTTCGTGAAACAGTTCAAAGTAGTTGTTGCCTGGGGCAGCGATGTTTTGTGTGCGATTCTCTTTGGCAAACTTGTCAGCCTGATCATAAAGTTTTTGAATTTGTTTGTTCATAAATTTTCTCTATTTGTTGCTGTTTATGTATGTATTATAACCGAAAACTCAATTCCGGTCAACCGTTTTAACGGATCTCAAACAAAGGATTGATGCGATCACTGTTGGCCACACGGATTTTTTTGCCATCAACCATGATGTAGCCATAGTGCTCGTAGAGTCCGTGCGGGCAAGGTTCAATAGTTACCTTACGCACAATCTCGCAAAAACCCCAACGCTTGGTGGGCAACTTACCTTGAAACAATCGCATATTCTCAATGGAAGTAATCAGTATTTTTGCTTTCATTTTGAACCTTGTTTGCTGCGTATGTGTGTATTATAACCGATCTTGCAATTCTGGTCAACCACGATAATTGTGGGTTTTTTACAACAAAAAACCCTGCACAGGGCAGGGTTTTTGTGGGTATTTTGCGACATTTTGTCGCAAACTACAGTTGGCAATTTAGAAGTTGTATTCAACACCAACGCCATATTGTGTAACGTCAGCGGCTGTGTCAACAAAACTCCAACGTCCATGCACAGTCAGTGCCTTGCTCATGGCATACGCCACTCCAAGTGCTTTAGCAGTTACGCCAGCATTGGTTTCACCGTAGCCGCCCAATACTGCAAGTTGTGAGTTAACGGGTTGACGAACACCCACGCTCTTGCCTGTGGTGCTTGCACCAGCCACTGTGTCATCGCTGTAGATACCAAACACTGTGGTACCTGTAGCAGCCACGGTGTACTTGGCACCAAGGATGGTGCTTGCGCTGTTTGTGCTGCTGTCGTAACGTGCCAATGAGGCAGCAAATGGACCTGCTGCATAATCAATACTGGCAGTTTGTACATTGGTCACCCCAGCGGTCTCGCTGTTGGCCATCACATAGTTGCCTTTGAATCCGGCCACTGTTGCTGTGCTCAAGAACACTGCGTTTTGCAAACGGCTACCTTGTGCGCTGTGGATAGCAGATACGGTAGTACCATAAGCATTTTCCAATACGTCAAAGTTATCCAACACACGAGTTACTGAGTGCTTGTCGCGGCCCACACCCAATGATCCCATGCTGTTGCTCAAGCTGAACACAGAAATGCGATCACCAAGTGTGGTGGCGCTGGGTGCGTCCACGGCAACACCGGTTTCAATCACAGCACTAGCGGTGATACCGTTGCCAACATTGGCTGTGGCTTTAACGCCCAGGCGACTGGAATCATTGGTCAAACGTGTCAATGCATTAGCAGTACCCAAGGTATAAGATTCTTGATACTGGCGAACTTTGCCATAGACGCTGACTTGGGGAGCGGTTTGTGCTAGCACAGCACCGGCGGCCAATGCTAGGGCCAATAGTAAAGCATATTTCTTCATGAAGTTTTCCTTATAAAAGTTGTTTTTTGTACCAATTGGTACAATCTTACTTAGCCAGTATAGCAGCACAATTGCTATTTTACAACTAAATTGGCTGCTTCCGCCTCGGTGTATGTGCTCGGAATCAGATTTGCACGTGGAGGAACCGAACTAGGTGTACTAGGAATCACAGTGTCTTGCCCGGCACCCGAGGCATCTAAAACAGATACATTTTTACCTTCTCTCAAACAGGCCACTATAGCTTGCCCACCTTGTGTGTTGAGATCAGCTACTGATTCGAGGAATTGAGTTGGACCGTTTTGTTCTGTGTTAATTCCATAATCAGGCAAGCTCTGTACCAAACTCATGATAGGGCCACGGCCGGTTGTTGATAAATTGGCTATATCTATGCTGGCCAATGATAAATTAGTAAGTTCTGAACTAAGGTTAGCAGCCATGGAAATGAAATTACTGTTTAAAACATCAGACTGTGTGGGATATGCAGTTTCAATTCCGGCAACTTCGGCAGCAGCAACAGTGATCAATGCGTTTAGTGCAGCATCTGCATTGCCATACGTGCCAGCGGCTGGTCCAGACGGAATTACCACCGTGTTGCCTATATCATACACACCATTTACTGTGTTTTTCATTTGCACATAGGTACCAGTTAACGTGGTCAAGATACCAGCCGAAGTCATGCTGTTGATAGTGGTAGTAACATTGGTAAGATCACTAGTAAACGGTACACCAACTGCTGCCCCCAACAGATCAGTTATGACCAATGTTCCATTTGGACCAGTGCCAGTTGCATACGTGTTGGCATAAAATGCTGCCACTGATGACGGAACTGCTGTGGTCAATGAACTTATGAGATCAAGGTCCCGAGTGGTCTGCATGTTGATAAATGCACTTGACAACTGTGCCAAACTCATATTGATGATATTTTTAATTTGCTGCAAGCTGACTTGGATAGCTTTGCAAGCCAATGCTTGATCTGGTGGTATGATCAAGCTCAGTCGCTGATAGGTAATCATATTGCTGCCGCCCAGGATCAACACATATCGTGGCAAATAAATTAACAACTTTGAATTCACAGCGCCTTGATTGTTGTCATAGATGGCGCGGAGTACCGTTGAGGTATCTTGATTGTAAGTTCTTACTGTGAGACTAGGATAGCTGTTGGGGAATATCTTAACTGGATTTAATAAATCAGCCATGTTGTTGATGTTTGGTGTACTCACTCCAAACACTGCCAACACCTGTTCTAGTTCTGTACCTGTGACATTCAACATGCCCTGATATGCTAGTCGTTGCAAATTATCATTGATGTTGACATTTGGATCCACAATGTCGTTGATATCAATTTGGTCAATCCCTACTTGAATCAATGCATTGCTCACTCCGGGAGTGATGTTGGTTAATGCAGCCAACCGACGTAACAATGCAGCCGGTGCTCCAAAATTACCAAGATCAGAAAGATCAATTAATTGTCCTAGTGCTGCCAGATCAGTACCAAATGATCTCATGGCTAGATTTACGTCACTGAGGTTGCCAGTGATCAAACTGTTCATTGTGGTAAAGGTTGATCCTAGATAAGTCTGGCTGTTGATGCTGGTATTGATATAGTTATTAGTTGCACCCACATACCCTTGTGCTGCTGAAAACACCTGGGCAAACACAGTCACGTTACCATTGCCAAGATAGCTATTGCCTTTTGAAGTAATTACTCCAGTAAATCCAGAATATATATTAATTCCTAAATTAAAATAAGCTGCTGGTGTATTGTCGGCCAGTGCTGGTACTGTAGATGAGCAAAATGTAGACATACTAATCAATGTATTAGCACTGATATTGGCCGCTGATGAATTGGCTATTGCTGCAAAGAAAGGGGCGAGTAAAGTGGTACCAGTGTAGGAATTTACAGCAGCAGTCCAGGTGTTAGCAATTCCAATGCCGCTATTGTTGCTCAGTGTTGCACCAGCAATCATTTGTAAAGGAGTTAAAATACCAATGGCCATTGCTTATCCTGAAAACACAGTTGAACTACCTGTAGCCACGGCTGTGCAACCAGCAAGGCCATCGCCGACCCTTGCCAACGGCCTGCCGTTTACAAATACAGTAGAGCTTCCACTTGAAATTGGTGCCACGTGCGCCGGACATGGATTACCCGGACGTAGATGAGGCGTACTGAGATCACCAAGTCTAGACGCAGGTTTTAAATTGACAAACACTGTGGGACTGCCTTGAGCAATGCTGAATCCACTACAATGTGGAACTCCTTGATCACCCAATCTTGCTACCGGTCGCATACGCTTTCTCCATAAGTTTATTAAAGAGACCTAGCCAGGCGTCAATTTCCTTGTGCTGCTGTTGAGTATGCGGCTCCGGGGGAATTTCCGGAAGAAATTCTATCACATGATCTAGGTCGTCTGGGATATCGTCATAGCAATCGTATACTTCAATCTCATCACGCCGCATGATTACAAATCTATGTCCCATACTGTATTTATGGGAGCAAAAACTTGTATCAGCCTAAATGTATACTGGTAGTGCTTTGCATGTATTGGTCAGCAAATGATTTGTCGCTGGCCACTGCCACGGTCACTGTGCTTTTGTTCAAGTTGATGTCCTTGTCTGGGGCCACAGTAAACAAGTATGGCATCAGGCCTGGGCCCTTGGCACCCATGGCAATTACCATGGGTTTTGATAGTTTGTAATGTGTAGCTGTTTCTTCATTGAGCCTTGCTACCAATTCTTCACCTGATGTGAGCTTGAGTGTGACTACTTCACCTGCGCTAACGCCTTTGTCTATTAACATTTAATCTCCATATCCACCGGCGGTTTCTTCGATGTATTTTCTTAGTTCTGTGAACCCGCCGATGTGGTTGTTGTTCACGAAAATTTGTGGTACTGTTCTTGCTGTGGGCACTGCTTCTAACAAGTCTTCTCGACTGTATCCGTGCCCAATTTTGCGTTCTTCATATGCAATATTCCGCTGCTCCAATAAGGCTTTGGCTTGATCGCAGAATGTGCAATTGTCTTTTGACCAGACTATGGCTGTCATGATATTCCTTTATAAACTGGGTAGTTGATCGTAGTCCAGGCTTTCGCTCATGACTCCAATAACATAGTTAGTCGATTCGTTCTCTTGCAGTGCAGTTTGTTTCTTCGACGTGTCCGAATGTTTGTTAAACCAAGGAATAGGTGTGCTACGCGGTGCCGCTGCTTGATACTTGATGCCAATATCTTTGAGCGCACCAACTGCTGTGTAATCCACAAAGTCTTTGAGAATGTTAGCATTGAGTCCAATCACTGGACCCATCTTAAACAAATAGTCAGCCCAGGCTTTTTCTTCACGAATCACATCCTGGTACAAGGCATATACTTCCTGTTCACACTCTGCTTTGATGTCAGCAAAACGGTTGTCTTCTTTGATAACCTGGTTGATAAGATAAGCAGTCCATCCTTTGTGCAATAGCTCGTCTTGAAGAATCAACCCAATGATGTTGCCATTGCCAATGAAGATTTTGTTCTCAACCATGGCAAGGCTTGTGGCAAATGAAACCATGAACCGGAATGCTTCTAGTGCATAGCTGGCATGCAATGCCATCCAGATTGCCTTGATATGTTGTTTTTCATTGACTGTTTTTGGACTGATCTCTTTGAAACAATTGAGTTCGTGGAGTTTATCATAATAACATCCTACGCTAGAAGCCATGTCTACGATTTCAGCTGTGTCATGAATGGTATTGAAAACATCTTTAGGCACGTTGTAGATGTTACGGATGATGTGACTGTAACTCTTTGAGTGAATGTTTGTTTCAAAGAATCCCCAGTTGTACATCAATGCTTCTACCTCTGGCAGGCTGCATACTGGAGTGAATACTTGTGTAGGGCCGCGGCCTTGTAAACTATCCAAGGCAGTCTGACGTAACAGATTGCTGGTAAAGATATGCTTGACTGCATCGCTGGCATCCTTGAAGTCATTGGCATCTTTACTAAGACTGATCTCTTCTGGTTGCCAAAAGAAACCACGTGCAGTGGCTTCAAAGTCTGCAATCTTTTTATACTTGACTTCTTCAAAACGTTGAATAGTAACTGGACCCGCTGGATCCAGAAACATCTTACGATTCAAGTAATCTGTCTTGGTGGTTAGGTTGTATTGTGCTTGGCTCATTGTATAATGCTGTCAGCAATTACTCGAATATTGCTAATGCTCCAGTATGATCCTGTACTGTTGCACAATGCACCCCATGCACAACTGTTGTTCCACCATGGTGCAGACCCGGGGCCGGTTGGGCTGTAACCTTGCCAAAATGCTAGATTCAACCAGTAACCATTCTTCATGCTAGTGACCAATGAAGTCATATCCACAGTGCCACTACCTTCAGCGCCCGAACCAACTGAACTATCATATACTACCAAACTTTTACCGTTTTGTGAATAAGTCACAGTCATGGTAGGAGTTGTTCCATATGTGAAATTGGTCACCATGTCAAATGGCTTGCTCATATCAATAATACCAACCATGCTGTGCAGTCCATTAGTAGCTGTAGGTAAACTGGTCATTGACGAATAGTTAAAGCAACTGTTATTAGCAGTGTCGGCGAATGAATACTCAAATCGTTGCGGAGCACTGGAACCACCTGTTCCTAGATGTAGAGTAGATTGTGTGATCTTGTTACCATTGGTTTCTATGATATCAATCTCTTGACAATTCCATTGATTATTATTTCCACCTGCATCACAGTAGTTGGTACCTTTTGGTTGAACACTGGGTTGAACTGGATTTGATACCATATACAAACTGGCATTAACATAGTTCTGTGAAAGTTTTGACAAATCAATGGTTGCTGTGATCTGTGTGATGTTTACATAGCCGTGTTGTGATACAAGTCTACCAGCTTCGCAGTTTGTTCCTTCACCAAATGTTACCGAGTTTCCTGAGATGACAGGATCAGTTCCACACTTGTTGTAGTCTACTACAAACGAGGGAGTAAATGTGTTTGCTGTTGCAGTAGGAGCAGGTGCTTTATTACACGCTGCTAATACCAATACGCTTAATATAACTAATAATTTTTTCATGTGTTGTTTTTCCTTTAAAGTTTACACGATTCACAATCTTCTTCACTGTCAAAGTCAATTGGTTCCAACATTGTCGGAGCTTCTTCTGCCACTGCTTTACTACCTGCTTTGTTGATCAAGCTGTAGTAAAAAGTCTTTAGTCCCCACGCATGTGATTGCATTAGATTTTTAGCAATCAACGTGGTAGGAACTTTGCGATCTGGAAAATGTGCAGGATTGTAGAACGTATTGGTGCTGATCGATTGATCAACATACGCTGCAATCACTGCGGCGGTTTTCAAATACCCGTCACAATCTTTCTGTTCCCACATCAGTTGATACCGATTTTTCAACTTGTGATATTCAGGAACAACCTGTACAAATGATCCTGCTTTGGATTCTTTCACGCTGATCAAACTCATTGGCATTTCAATACCATTGGTTGAGTTGATGGCAACCGAACTGGATTCTACAGGAGCCACAGCACCATTAGTAGCATTACGCACACCATATTGTTTCATATCGGCACGTAATGGTTCCCAATCTAATTCAGGAGCAAAATCAGTTAGTTCATTCACGCCTGGCGCTCTAAGTTCCCAGGGAAACACACCTTGCCCATACCGTGTGTGGTCACTGCCTACGCACTTGCCGCGTTCTTTAGCCAGTTCAACACTCATTTCAGTGAGATAGAATGTTTGATGTTCCATCCAAGTTTTAAGTTCGGCAAGAGAATCCTTGTCACCATACTTCAAGTTGCGTTTGGCATGCCAGTATGCCAGGTTAGTAATACCAATACCCAGCGGGCGGATCTCGTCATTGCTTAGTTTACTTTGAATGCTTAAAAAATCTTGGTAATCCAGTATGTTATTAAGACTGCGATGTAAAATTCGGCAAGCACGGCGCATGTCTTCCGGATTACGAAACGCTCCCCAGTTGATTGATCCCAGTGTGCAAAGAGCGATTCGACCGTCAGCATCATCAAGTCGTTTAAAACTCTTAGTGGGCAAAAGTATCTCGCAACACAAATTGGATTGATATATTGTATGATACTCAGGATCAAATGGGCCTTGATTCATCACATTGTCAATGAACACTAGATAGATGCGGCCTGTATCTGTACGTTCTTTAAGTATGCCCGACTTGAAAACTTCTTCTGCACTCATTGTCTTTTTTCGCAGGCCTTTCTGCTTTTCATACTTGATGTAGAGTTCTTCAAATAGTTCAGTATTTTTGTAAAATGCTTCGTATAGATCAGGAACTTCGTTAGGATCAAAGAAAGTTATGTTTTCTTTGTTTTTAAATCTTCTCCAAAAGAAGGCAGAAAGTACCACTCCATAGTCCATATGTCGAACCCGAGTTTCTTCTGTTCCTTGGTTATTTTTAAGAACAATAAGATCATCAAACTGATGATGCCAAATGGGATAAAACACAGTAGCAGAAGCATTTCTAATTCCTCCTTGTGAACAACTACGCAAGTCGCCAAACCATTTCTTCAAAAATGGTATCATGCCAGTGTGCATGATTTCTCCACCGCGAATGGGGCTACCCAATGGGCGTAGTCGTCCAATCTCCAGTCCAATGCCAGCACGTTTGCTGGCATACTTGGCCATCATCTCTCCTGAAGCAAAGATACTGTCCAAATCATCGTCACTGCGAATAAGCACACAACTACTGAATTGCTTGGTTGGAGTTCCCAAGCCAGCCAACACAGGGGTAGCCAATGTAAAAAGACCATCACTGGCAGCATTGTAGTATTCTTTGATGTATCGCATTCGAGCTGTGTTGGGTTCTTCCGAGTGAAAAACTGTAGCTGCTGCAACCATGTAACGAACTTGGGGAGTTTCATAAGTTTCCTTTGTAGCACGATTCTTTACTAGATATTTTTCAATCAATTGTTCAATTGCAGCGTAGCCGTATTGTTCGTCCTTGGAATGGTCTATCATGTCATGCATGCGGTTCCAATCAGCTTCGTCGTACCATTCCAACAGTTCAGGAGTATACAAGCCGGTGGCTATGTTTTTCTTCACTATCTCGTACAGGTGGGGAGGCTCATAAGAGCCATATACGTCTTTTCGCAACATGCTGAGACGTTGCTTACCTGCTACATATTGATAGTTGGTATGGCCAATATCTGGATTGTGTTCTATGTCAATTAGATCCACAATGGCTCTGAGTGTGACACCGTCAATTTCTTTGGTAGTGATGCCATCATAAAAGTGCATCTGTGCTTTGATCTCTACCATGCTTTGACTTACGTCTGCAATGCCCGAACATACTTTGGCAATTTGGGTTTGCCACTTTTCCAGGCTCAATTGTTCTTTTCTTCCGTTACGTTTAATAACTGTGATCTGTGTCATATACTCAATATAGTTGTTGTTTTATATCGCTCTGTGCAATGTGATGTTTGTTTTGCTGTAGGTTGATATTTAACCCTATAGACTGATCCCAATTCAATATATATTTCCCATCCTCTACCAGGACTAAATTGCCCTGATCAGAATCAACCAGCACAGCGTCTTGAAGATCATCACGATCCAGCACAGTAATAGTATACAGGATTCCCAGGCCGCGAGCAAGATCACAATAGATGTTGTCGCTCAAAAGTTGCCAAGGATCGGGCCAATCAGTCTGATCGTCCCAATGTAGATGATATGCACGCCAGGGAGTTTTTTGCCACCAGGAATTGATCTCCTCTAGGGCATCAGGCTTGGGCAACATGCGAACGCGGTCTCTCAAAGAGTTCCACGCTGCCAAGCGTTGTTCAAAGGTTGAACACCACATCAAGCAAGTTTGGTTACTGAATAGTTAATAGTAACTGCAATGCCAGTGTTGGTGGTAGCAGCTTTCCAACTTACAATATCAGCAGTTTCGCTAACACTGAAAGTAACACCAGGTGCTGCATTTTGCACACCTGAATCTGATCCTTGTATATTTGTGCCTGCACTATCGGTGCCAGCCACAATGGTATACACACCTGTTCTGGTATTGACATCTCGCACAATAGTATAGTTGATCTGTACTGCTCTGATTGCTGTGGCATCGAATGTCAATATGGTCTGATCAGCGGTATTGTTGAGTAATGTTCCTGTGGCGCCAGTTTGCCGTACATACGTACCTTGTTGAGTTTGACTGGACGCATCAAATGCTATATTGATACCGTTGTTGATGTTGATGCGAGGATAAGTGCCAGCATACGCTGTGGTACGCTGGAACATGTCGCCAACGCTGACATTGTTTTGTCCTACAAAATTAATCACCGCAGAGGCTGGAGAAGTGGTGCCGTTAAAGTGGTTGCCTACATCATAGAACATGTTATAACCACTGGCATTCATTCCAGTGTTGGCAGCAATCAAAATACCTTCAGCATATATGTTATCAAACACATTGCCCAGGAAACGGAATCCAGTAGGGCCACCACTAAGTGGTGCAGGATCTCCTAGCAATACACCTTGATAGTGGGTGTCAAGTGTGCTTTCTGTAACCAACACACCTTGCACTTGATTAGGAGTTTCAAATGCCCAGGTGGTACCACCAAATGTGCATCGTCGAAAGGTAATATTGTTACAAACCAAACTTGCAGTGGATGCAAATCTCACACATGCTGTATCGTCAACGGCATCTATTAGATCAGCTTCGCCCAATGATCCCAAAAAGCTCACATCTGTGAATGTGCATTGTTCAGCATCTTCGACCAAGAATACATCTGCCAGGCCCGCAGCTTCAAATCCCATGTTGGAGATGGCGATATCAACTGGAGGTGTAGCACCGTTGTTACCAATGTTTACTCCTGTTTGCTGCAAGCTGTCGCTGTACACAGCCACATACTGACTGGCACTGGCTGCATCCAATACGATAACACTGGAATTGATGCCTTCGCCGCATAACAATGCATAAGGTGGGATTTCAATTGAACTAGTGACCAAGTAACGTCCGGCTGGAAAAAATAATGATCTGCGTATTTGTGGATTGGATTCTCTACAGTACAGTTGAAACAATGCACGATTGATAGCATCGGTATCATCAGTTACACCATCACCTACTGCACCAAAGCTCAGCACACTGGCAAATTGATCTAGCCAACTTTGTAGCGGAATACTAATTGGACTACCTGATGATGCTCCAGTTTGTACTGTATATCCAGCAGCGGCTCCTGCGTAAGTGTATGCGCCGCCGACCAGCAATATATCACTGTATTCAGTGAGAATTTCTGTATTGCCTATTACAGGTGCGCCATCTTGCAAGGTTCCATTGCCGATGTAGAGTCGACGTTCGTCGATAGCCCAGCCTAATTCTGCGCCAGCTAATTGCGGCAGATTTTCTGCTAGACCTTTACGGTTTGTTATTCGTGATACTTGAACTATTGCCATGTGAGTCCTGATTCTGTGGTGTATTTAGCCAGAATCAGTCAGGCAACTAAATGTGTTTGGTGTAGTATTCTTCTACCTTGCGCCACCACAAGTCACGATAACGATCGTACTCGGCACCTTCTAACACAAATTCTTGATATTGAGGAGGGCTAATAATGTTATGATTGGCATCAAGGTCAGGTTTCACACACATAAGGATCACACCCTTGCGTATTTTTGTACCATGTAATTCGTTGTGTGCTTCTGCATAAGCACACAGTTGAACAAAGTAATCATCAATCCATTCACGCTTTTTTGGTTTATTGGATTGTTTGTAATCCAAGATAGATTCTTCATTTAGGTGCATACCTGCACCATCAGTGGTACCTGCGTATATTTTAGGAAAGTATAGCGGTACTTCAATGCCCCAGAATTCATTTACATTTTTTAATCCATCACGGATCACAGTCTTGGCCATTTCATGACTTGACCAGGAGAATGGATTGGTGCCACGTTCTTTGATTGAGCCTTTTTTCACATAGTCTTCAAGATATGTGTGCATACGTGTGCCACGATTGGCAGCTTCGGTTGTGATCTGCTGTGCTTTTTCTGCACCCACTGCACGTCGCCAATTGTGCAGTGCTGCCTTGCTTTCTTCGCTTTTGGTTTTGTCAAGAATGGTAGTTACAGATGGCAACTTGTTTCCATCTGGTGTGGCATAAAAGCGTTTGCCTTCTATTGTGACTCTGGGTATCTCTTGGTAATCAAATTTTGGATTGTACAAATTAAACTCTAAAACTTTCTCCGCAACCGCAGCGATCACGTTCATTTGGGTTGTTGAACTGAAATCCTTCATTGAGCCCTTGTCTAGTGTAGTCTACTTCGAGTCCTTGAAGATATGCACAGCTTTTGGGATCAACAAACAATTTACAGTTGTTGCAATCAATACAGATATCTTCTGATCGCATGGTGTCTACGTATTCTAACACATAAGCAAGCCCAGAGCAACCTGTTGTTTTGACTCCCACACGGATACCAATTCCGCGACCACGACGTTGGATAGTTTGAGTTATTTTTTGAGCAGCAGTTTCAGTTAATGAAATCATGTCGGCTCTTGTAATCAATTATTGCTGCCTTGATCGCATCTTCTGCAAGTATTGAACAATGAATTTTAACTGGGGGGAGGGCAAGCTCGCTAGCAATTTCACTATTCGTAATCGTTGCCGCTTGGGCAAGTGTCCGTCCTTTGACCCATTCAGTAACCAGCGAACTTGACGCAATCGCGCTTCCGCAACCATACGTTTTAAATCTTGCATCTGTGATAATTCCATCCTGAACTTTGATTTGTAGTTTCATTACATCACCGCAAGCAGGTGCGCCAACCATGCCTGTGCCAATGTCAGTGTCGTCCTTGGAGAACGAACCTACATTCCGTGGGTTTTCATAATGATCGATTAATTGTGTTGAATATG